AAAAAAAGAGTACACGGAGAGCGTGTCCGACTATGGATAAAAAAGAACCCAGAGAAAAAGCCGGAGGACGAGGGTAAAGAGATAGATTTTTAACCACGAAAGGAAAAGCCATGATAGACCTTGACCACAAAAAACAAAGTAATTGGCCTAAAATAATTGAGGCGAGCATATACACGATGAGCGCACTCGCCAGAAAGCACGGAATAAATAAGCGCACCATGCAATCATGGTTATGCAGTGAGACTCGCGACTGGCACAGTAAGCCGAGTAAAGAAAACCGCAAAAAAATGCTCAAAGCCATGCGTGACGCGAAGAAAAACCCAGCCCCACCGTTTTCGCCGTCTTATGGGTATGCTTATCCGGAGCAGATTGACCAAATAAGAAGCGCCGGAATCTCTCCGGAGAGAGATAAAATAATTTCTGAGCTTAAATTCCAAAACAGGCGCAAAGGGAAGATATACAGGGAGCAAAGATCATGCGCCTAAGTGATGCAATCAAAAAAACAAACACATAATAAATCCGGAGTGAGTATGATTAACCTGTATGACGACCAAGCTGCATTGATAGGCAGAGCAAAAAAGAAAATAGCTGGAGGGTGCAAAAATTTATTGATTCAGGCGGCGACCGGATCGGGAAAATCCATGATGGCGACCTCAATGATACACGGTGCAAACAACAAAGGGAATCGCTGCGCTTTTCTCGTACCGCGCAGAGAATTGCTGCACCAAATGGCCGCAACATTTAGGCGCTTTAGTTTAGAATATTCTTATGTTGCGTCTGGTGAGTTTTTCTCTCCGGACTCGATAAATCACATTTGCTCAATGCAAACTCTTGTCCGGAGGCTGGACGACATTAACCCCAGAATATTGTTTGTCGACGAGACTCACTACGGGGAAGGTCAGCTCAATAAAATTATTGAGCACTTTAAGGCTCTGGGGGTGCTCGTCATAGGGCTGAGCGCGACGCCGATGAAAATGTCCGGAAAGGGTCTCGGTGTGTGGTACGACGATATGGTGCAGGGTGAGTCGATTCGTTGGCTTATTGATAACAAACGCCTAAGCGATTACAAGCTATTCGGCATATCAAATCCAGACCTCTCTCAAATAAAAATTGTAAATGGCGATTATTCCGGCAAGCAACTCAGGGAGAAAATGGAGAGCGACCGGATATTGATCGGCGACGCCGTTGGTCATTACAAAAAACACGCCCTAGGAAAGAGAAACGTGACGTTTTGCACGTCAATAAAGCATTCAAAAATGACATGTGAGGCGTTTAGGAATGAGGGAATCGAGGCCGTACACATGGACGCCGAAACACCTAAGCACGTAAGGAGGCAAATGATTGTAGATTTTGCCTTGAGAAAAATTGACGTTATCACGTCGGTCGACCTCCTTTGTTTTGGTTTTGACCTCGGCTCTCAAGTTGACGATATACCGGAGTGTAAGGACGTGACCGTCGAGTGTATGAGTGACCTGAGACCGACTCGCTCTTTACCGCTTCAAATGCAGAAATGGGGGCGCGTTCTCAGAATGAAGCCATACGACGCTTTAATATTTGACCACGCGAGCAATTACATAACACACGGTATCCCCTGCCTTGATCGAAACTGGTCTCTTGAGGATAAGGAGCGCAAAAGGCGAGACGTTGAAGATGAGGAAATGAGGGAGCAAACGAAATATTGCCCTGACTGCTACCACGCTCACACCCCAGCGCCAAGGTGTCCAAATTGCGGCCATGTCTACAAAAAGAAAGAGGAGAAACCTATCGAGCAGGTCGACGCCGAATTGCAAGAGATAATGATTGAGAGGGAGCGCAGGGCAAAGCGGCGCGAGGAGGGTATGTGCGAAACCCTTGACGATTGGAAAGCTCTCGCTGACGAGCGTGGTTATAAAGACGGCTGGGCGGAAATGAGATACAAAGAGCGCCAGAAAAAAGAGGCCAACAAGAAAACGGACGATATAAATATGGAGTTGTTTGGATGATTGTCGCCAGAGGGGTTGTTATATACGCGGCCTGTAAAGGATACCATGAGGATGATAGGCAAGCGGCTATAGATCACGCCAAGAATCACGGACTCACACAGCAGGACGTTGCTATAAGGGAGCTGGATGATATGTTCATAATTAAAACCAAAAAGGAGATTGAGCTTTGAGTGAATTTAACCGTATGCAGAGGGTTATAAAGCACGCCTCAAAACTTGGTGCGCGACTTTTCAGGAACAACATAGGGGAAACGTGGATCGGTAAATCTCAATATATTACCAAGACCGATTTTGTAAAAGTTGAGCGTGGCGACGTTGTGATCCGGAAAGCTCGTCGCTTCCATGCTGGACTCGCTGATTTTTCCGGCGATGCTGTGGGATTCACCCCTGTTATTGTGACTCAAGAAATGGTCGGACAGACACTTGCTGTATTTACAAATGCAGAGGTAAAGAAAGACGAAAAGGCCGCAAAAGCGGCCTATAATTCAAAACAAAAAAGAGAAACCGGACAAAGAAAATTTATAGAATTTGTCGTAAAAATGGGGGGCATTGCCGGATTTGTAGGCTCTGAGGACGACCTTGATAAATTACTCTCCGGATACCATATCGCCGATAATGCAAAAAAGCACAAAACACCAAACGATAGGCCAGAATAGAGAAGAAATAACAACGGCGGCGATGATAATAAAATCAGGGTGATTTTTCATGTGCTCGCGCTGGTCTCTTGTCTCTTGCGGAAAGTAAACCTCAAGCTCCTCGTCATTTTCTACAGACCAGAGGACAAAACCAAGAATCAAAAATGTGAAGGCGTACCCGCAAAAATAGAGCATCATTTATCGGCGTTAAACCTCTCGACCTCTTTACGCATTAAAAGCTCGACCTCTCCGCCTATTGAGGCGTTTGGTGAAAGCTCTCCGGCCTCTTTTCTTTTTTCGATGGTCTCGACATAATTATCAAAGACCTCTTTGTTTGGCCTAAAACCAAAATATCTAGTGTTTTTTGTTGACATACTTATAACTCCATGTTGACAATATGTTTACATTATTATATCACTGTGTATGCAATGTCAAACATAATAAAGAGGATTCTTATGGGATTTACAAAAAAAATTAAATTAGCATGGGCAATAATGAACATGAGCGCTCGCGGGCGTTCTAAGCTAGTGAAAGCCTATAATGCAACACTTAAAACCTCAGACGATGAATCTTTGTATGTTTGCCGTCGCGTATCTTTTGGGGTCAATGGAAACTTTGAAAGATACGTCCCTATAACCACAATACAGGAGTCAACAAATGACAGCGCAACTAATTGAGAATATGAGTAACGACGATTATCACGACCATAAGGCCGTGAGTCGCTCAATGCTTATGGAGTTAAAAAAATCTCCGAAAAAATTTCACTACAAATATTTATCAGGAAGGTACGAGAAAGAGGACACAATGCCGCTCAAAATTGGCAGTGCATTCCATACGCTTATTCTTGAGCCTGAGCTATTCACCGAGAAAGCGGCGATTATGCCGGACTACCTGAAAAAGCCCTCCATAACACAAATAAACGCAAAGAACCACTCAGACAGCACCCTACTGCAAATTGAGCAATGGGATAAATTTCACGAGGAAAACGAGGGTAAAGCTCACCTCAAAAAAGACGACGTTGAAAAGCTCAGGGAAATGGCCGCAGCCATACGAAAAGAGCCAGCAACACAAAAACTTATAGGACAAAAGGGTCTCATTGAGCCGTCAATATTTTGGACAGACGAGGAGACTGGCGTACAGGTAAAGGTGAGGATTGATTTTCTGACTCTCGATTACAGGTACACAATGGACGTAAAATCAACGGCGGACTGTGATGAGGAGAAATTTTCTCGGTCTATTATTAACTACGGGTACGACGTTCAGGCTTTTATGCAACAAGAGGCTGTATTCCAACTCACAGGCGAGCGACCGGACGCGACAATCTTTCTTTGTTGTGAAAAAGACGACCCGTATGACACTGGTTTTTATATGGCCGATGATACAGTATTGCGTCGCGGAGAGCTTTGGTATCGCGAGCTATTAAAGCGCCTCGCCGCTTGTCGTGTAAATGACGTCTGGCCGTCACAGGGAGGCGGTAAAATTAGGCCGATAGGAATCCCAGCATGGGAGATAAAGAGACTTGAGGAAATCGGAACAAGCTAGAGTCCCACCTCAATCCTAGGGGTTACGGGGGGAGACCCAGCGAACAAAGGGGCTATGATATCAGTGCGGTGGTGGAGGACTCTGCATAGTTGGCCGCCAGAATAGCCCCGACCCTCATTTTTTTGTTGACATTGTGTTTACACTTATTGTAAAACAGTCAAGACCATACTAACCACAAGGAAAAAGCGATATGCTTATAAAGTACGTTCACCATAAATTTAGAAATGATAGTCTTGAGCTTATTGCTCTGGCGAATCAGATTATTAAAGACATGTCGGCGCAGGGCTACGACCTTACGCTCCGTCAATTATATTACCAGTTTGTTGCTCGTGACCTCATAGAAAACTCAGAGAGAAGTTACAAGAGAATCGGCGCCATGCTCAACAAGGCCAGACTGTCCGGTCTCGTTTCATGGTATGCTATTGAGGATCGTGGTCGACACTGCACGAGATACAGTTTTCAAGAGGATGAGCATGAGGTTTTGAACGGCCTACAGTATGGTGTCAACATAGACCACTGGGCGCGTCAGGATACCTATATCGAGGCATGGGTTGAAAAGGACGCTCTTATCGGTGTTTTAAAAAAACCGTGCGAACGATATGACGTCCCTCACATGGCTTGCAAGGGTTATGTTTCTGCATCTGAGGCGTGGAGAGCTGGGCGCAGATTTAAGCAAAAGCGCGAAGAAGGTAAGAACTGCGTATTGATACACCTCGGAGACCATGACCCCAGCGGCCTTGATATGACAAGAGATAATCGTGACAGGCTCACACTATTCTCAGAATCTAACGGCGTTGAGGTTATCAGGCTCGCCTTAAATATGGATCAAATTGAGGAACTCAAGCCGCCGCCGAATCCCGCGAAACTAACTGATAGCCGTTGCGGTGGATACATATCCCAGTACGGAAAATCATCATGGGAGCTTGACGCGCTCGACCCGAAATATATCGACAATATTGTCACCAACGAAATCGAGAAACATATTGATTTCGACGAGTGGGAAAGATGCACCGATATACAAGAGGAGCGCAGACAATACCTGTCACGCCTATACGGTAGCTGGGACGAGGTTAAAGACTTTTTAGATGAGAATGGACTATAATCATGGGAAACAATTTACAGGTAATAGGCAACACCTTAAGAAGCGCCGAGACTCAAGGTAAGTTAATGCTTGCTCTTGGTGTCAATAACCCGAAAAGCACAGAGGCGAAAAATGAGGCAAAAAAATACTGCGCCTCAGTCCTCGCCGAGGTTGAAAAGTCAGCCGGATCAAAGAACGACCTGACGACATGTAACCCTGACAGCATTGTAAAGTGCATGATTGACGCAGCTCAATTTCGCCTAATGATCGACGGGCGACAACACGCGCACCTCATAAAATACGGTAACGCCGTGAGTCTACAGATAGGTTATAGGGGGTATCTCGCAAAAATTGCAGAGCATTACGAGGACGCTGACATAAACGTCTTTCCGGTTTATAAGGGGGACACCCTAGAGATATCAGGGAAAGGCGGTTTTGACGATTACGAGTACAAACGCGCCAATAATTTCCCGTCTGACAATGATTTCGAGGGTGTATGTGCCGCTCTTTATTACAAGAAAGGCGGGCGTGAGTTTCAAAAGGTCATAACCATGTCGGCGTCTGAGATACAAAAAATCAGGAACGTCGCAAAGCAGGACTTTATCTGGAAAGCGTGGTTTATCGAGAAAGCAAAGGCGGCGGCGATTAAGCGGTTGTGCAAGGTGCAATTCTCAAGCATGACCCTCATTCAGGACATGATAAACTATGACAATAAGGAGGGCTTTGACATGGATAAGCAGAATATGAACAGCGGCTCTCGGTCTATTCTTGATAATCTAAACGAGGGAATTGATAAGGTTTTACCGAAAAAGGACGAGCAACCCACCAGCGACGACCAGCCGGACGATGAGGATATCATTGAGGGCGAGATCATAAACGACGATGGGAGCATGGTGATATGAGTGGAAAAATTATTCTTGATTTATGTGGCGGGACAGGCGCTTGGTCAAAGCCGTACGCTGACGCCGGGTACACCGTTTACAATATAACACACCCGCATGACGACGTTTTCGACTATGAAGGGTACAAAGATTTACCGTCTGTTTACGGCATTCTGGCCGCTCCGACTTGCACAATGTTTTCTCTGGCAAGAACAACGGCAAAAACACCACGGGATTTAGAGGGTGGGTTTAAGCTCGTGCATAGGTGTTTAGAAATTATTTGGTATTGCCGATTCCATAAAGACCTTAAATTTTGGGCTTTGGAAAACCCTATGGGGTATTTACGTCAAATACTTGGCAAGCCTCCCTTAACAATGAACCCGGCAGACTACGGAGCAAACTATACAAAAAGAACGGACATATGGGGATATTACAACATGCCGAGAAAATCGCCGCGTATAATGACAGACGAAGAAAAAGAAAGGTGCGCAACCAATAATAGAAAGTTGCCACCCCTGCCGGATGGCTATGTTTTACCTGATAATTTTAGGCCACAACAAGCAAGGCGCAGCATAACGGACAACCATTTTGCGCAAGCATTTTTTAAAGCGAATAAATAGTTGACAATGTGTAAACACCGTGTTATCGTGTAAGAGTAAAATATAAGGAGCACGAAAAATGCAGAATTTACAGGAATACTATGAGGAGCTGAGCAATAGACTCGATGACGCTGAGGAGGTTGACGAGGCGTATAAGATTTTAGACGAGGCTCACGAGGTTTCAGAGCACTGTGGTACGATACGGAGAGTTTTTGACACAAATGTGCCTGAGGGCTTTTCTGGTGCTATAGACGCAGATATGGAGCATTACGAGGGTCTTTTCCTTGAGCTTTCCCAGAGAGCCGATTCTGTGGCCGACGATATTCAGGCCGAAAAGGATGACGAGGAAAAATACGGCTCTTATCAAGATCAAGTCAGGTCACAATATTACGGGAGTATTTTATAATGGCAATCGACGATCAAAGAACTCGCGTTTTTGTAGAAATAGAGCTTTTCGATGATCGTCACCCTTGCGAGGTGCAGGACGAAATATACAAGCTCCTCAATGAGAACGGCTTCGAGGTTATGACTTGCTCAGGCAAGGGAATTTACGGAATGGAAAAACCATGACAGAATCTTTGATAGAGACACGACCACCAACGGCGATTGAGGCGCGGGCGGCTTTCAGATATCAGAAAAGACAACTCAATTATTATCGGGGGAAAATGAGTGAAGCTCCTCCGGAGAGAAAAAGGACGTATTCGAAAAAAATTGAAAAAATTCAATCATCTTTACGAATTATTGACCTTTACCTGATATCAATAAACGGACACGAATAAAAAGGGGCTTCCCACACACCCCTTTTTAGACCCGTCGGCCTTTCCCCACACACACAAAACGGTCGGCGGGTCACTCTTTACAGTTTTTGTCCTCAGGCTCGTCGGAACACAGACAGTCATACACGGCGGCCTCATCAAGAGAACCGACCCACTCCGGCCTCATAATCAGGCAATAATCATTTTTTGAGGCCGTACTTTTTAAGCAACCGCTCAGACAAAGACTCATCGTTGCGAGCGCGATTGATTGCGCCGTGAGACTTCTCAATGTCCTTGATCGTTTTTTCTGCATTTTTAAGCCTTTCCTTTCTGCGACCAGAACCCCAGAAAAAAGCCCTCCCCGCCAGCCCTACAAGGGCGACAAAGAGGGTAACAATTACATACAATGTCGTCGACATATTACTCAGGTCTCAATGAGATAAAAATAGAGCTGCTCGTAATCATTCTCAGATACACGCCGACCGTGGAAACCGCCGTCATAAACATGGCCGCGTATTTAATGACCTTGCTTGCGCACTCAGTACCAGCCTCAGCCGCAACCTCAGCGCCCTCCGCTGCGGTACGAGCCAGCTCAAGGAACTCAAGCTCTGTCTGCGGGTCTACATGGCAAACCATAGGTAAGAGAATAGCCTCAAGGTCAAAGCCCTCAAGGGCGACAACCAAGCTCGAAAGACCGAGCAAAGTAAAGAAAATAAATGTCTTAAATCCTGACATGGGAAAACCTTTCTTTTGTTTGGGTTAGGATTCATTTTCCGATATGTTACCACGTCCGGACAATTTAATCACCCTCACATTTTCAGGCTGTCTCACGCGCCACTCACAGCGGCGGGCTGATATCAGTCTGCTTTTTCTGATTCGCATTATATTGACGGCGTCGCTCTGGTTTCCTCCGAGCACATGGTAGAACTCATCGTCCTCACCAACGTAAAAGCCGACGTGACCACCGCCTGAGCGTGAAAAAACAAGAACGTCGCCGAGGCTTGGCTTATCAGATTCCCGACCCCACTCGACCCATGACCGAGCAGAGAGCATTTTCTGACTATGTGGAAACCCTGCTCTTTTTGCGCAGATACCGACAAACAAACCACACCAAGGGATTGAGTCCTCTGTGTACCATCCACCAATCCAGCCACCTATTTCTTTCGCCCATTCTATTATGAGGGGGTTGTTTTCTTCTCCGGAGAACTCGTACACTCCATAGCAATTTAACGCCTCAACCAGTATTTTTGGGGATTTCTCCCACAATAACCATTTATATTGATCGTCAAGAGCTGCAAACAAGGATTTCTCTTTCTTAGATAATAATAACAGCAATACCCGCCGCCAGATACGCGAAAACACCAGTCAAAGCCTCCCCGATTTCCGTAGGCTCATCAAAGTCCCCGTCATTATCCCCATCATAAGACAGTAAAATCTCTCCAACGGCATAAGATGGGGCTTTCATTAAACCCCCCATTAAAACGGTCAAGGCCGCGTAGACATTAACAAACAATAAGGAAACAAAAAGGCCAGAAACAGCGGTAAAGCCCACGAGAGCGAGACCTGTAAAATTTCGCCAATAGAGGCGGTTTTCGCCGTACTCGGCAATATCCTGCGCTATCTCGCCAGCAATCTCCTCAGGCGCATTTTTCCACTTATCGTCCCTCCACTCAGAATATTTATTAAATGTGCGCGGGTCTTTTCCGAAAATCATCCTGACAATAAAGTCGAGTTTTTCCGGAGTTATTGCGATAATCATGCCATACAAGAACCATTGACCATGCCCCGTTGTTTTACCCAAAAAGCACAGAGCCATAGACACAACAAAAGCGGCGGCTGACCAGTACCAGTCATAACCTAAGGAATGGAATCCCCACAAGGAAACCAAAGCCAGCGGGAGAGACCATGCTATATTTTTAATGGCCTTTGAAAACGAGAAAAAACCCCCGCCATGCCAACGGGAAACAAAGCCGCCATATAAAAAGGCAAAGAGCAACATAATAGCTTTTATGTATTTATTCATACTAAGCCCCTAGAACGTCAGAGAGTGCAGTGTCAAAGGCTTCCTCAACTTCTTGTATGGTCGTAAGCCCGTCAAGACTAACGCCGGACTCTGCGGTAAAGCAATTCTGAATATGATTAAAGATAGCGTCAGATATAGCGATAATCTGCTCAGCCGTAAGGTCAACAAATGAACCGCTAACTTTCCACTTAAACGTAAAGTCTGGGTCTAAGTCTGCCTTGATCCTCGCGCCAGTGATTCGGCTCACAGTAAGATCGTCAGTTGGGATCGTAATGTCATTAACTTCAATTCCAGCATAAACAAATTGATCTCTATATGATGATAGGTATTTCGTGAGGTCGACCGCCCACTCCTCTGCGTCAGCGTCCCAGCTCTCAAACTCAACCCCTTGAGGCTTTTTGTTTGTGTATCCAGTCTCATCAAAATCAAAAGAGGTGGCCACAATTTTACGGCCAGTCTCAAGGTCATAAAATTCCAGTCCGGTCTTGTCGTCAACCTGAGACCAAACCTCTGTTTCCTTGTCAAAAACCCTGACTTTTCCTTTTTTCTCTGACGGCGGTTTCACCGTTGTCGCATGTGCTGGGATTCTGTAAACGGTTTCCTTGTCCTCAGATTTTTCGGTCTCTCTCTTGTCGACCTTAGCCTCAGACTCGCCTTTATAGACGCCGTTTCTATTGTAGTGGTAAATTTTCATTTCAAGATTCTCCTATTGATACTTGATGCAGTACATCATGGACACATTTCGGGGGCGCGTCTCATTTCCACCCTCGTCAATAAATGGGGCAGACGCAGGGTTTGTTCCCTCGCGTAAACTCGCGCCTTGAACCGCGTACCTGTTACCGCCCACCGCATTACCACCGATATAGAAATCATGTACGTGGCTCTCGAACTCATCGGCCTGTTTCGTACCGACATTGTCGCCAGTTGTAGCACCGTCGCCCGCGTCGGTACGGCTCGCAGCGTCGGGGTCGTTCCCCGCACCGTTGTCATAACCACGAATAAATTCGCCTCGGAGGTCTGGGAGGTTGAATGTTGTAGAGCCATCCCCTACACCGTACAAAGTGCCAATAACAGCGAAAAGCTCCGCGTATGTTGTCCGACTTATAGCCGAACCGTCACACTCAAAGAAATCTGTAGGCTCTGTGTCCGTTGAAAATGAAACAACCGTCCCAACCGGAACACCTCCGGAGCTTAAGACTGCCAAATCTCCCAAATACTGCCAGTTTGCGTCATCCGTCTGGACTGGGAGAGCGTTCCCTGTATTTGTGTTAATCTTAGAACCGTAAAGCTCATACGTTCCTGATTTCCTCACTATGCTGTTTTGGTAGTATTCAGCCTCGGAGCTGTACTCAGGAATACCCTCTTGAAACAAATAAGCAATCTGACGCGTTGTAATAAAGTGGAGGGCTTGCATTTCCTCAAGGGTTGGCAGTTTCGCCGACGATATTGTCGCGTCGTTCCAGCCGTTATCAAAGGCCGCAAGAGCCTGTAAAGTGTCAGGATCATTTGATAGAACTTTCGTTCCGGCCTGAGCTGATCCAAATTGTCCGTTATTCGCAGCGCTCCCCGCAAATACTTTTTGGTGTTTTCTTGTAATTCTTGCCATTTTTTAAACCTCTAAAAGTTGCAAATAACGGAGGGTATTCCCCTCCTTTGTATCATAATCGGCGTATGTCGTAAATCCCGACGTGTACTCGTGCGCCTCATCCTCTGAGTAAGTCGTAAACCCAAACCACGGAGGATCAATCTCAATAAAATAATTCAGCTTTACAGCGGCGGGTCGAGGGAGAGCCTCTTTCTGGAATGCTATAAAAGCAAATTCAGTCACCTCCTCAGTTATGAAATAATTCATAACCATATTTCCACCACTATCAGGAATCAGGGTGGCCTCAAAAAACTCATATACAGCGTCGTCGATTTCCTTGTGCGAGTGATTTGAGTTGTTTTGTATGATTCTCAGCTTTATAAGCTGCCTGAAATCCTCGTCCGGCAATATAAAATCATCGGACACGAGCTTGATATAATTCAACCAAGCCCCCTCTTTTGTCTCAAAATCTGCGTACGTTGTGAATCCCTCTCTATCACTCGGAGGGGCGTCAACCTCGTCATAAAGTAGTAACCCGAAATTTCCGGAAAAGTCCTGCCCTTGGTAAAAGCGATCAATATCCTCATATTTTCCCAAAACGTCGAGCTGTGTACCGACCGCCGTGTCTAAGTCATATCCGTCGCGCACATCTGTGTATATCCCGCTCGCAATTAACGAGGTGACAAGAGCCTCAATCGTGGCCTTGGCGTTTGGCTTATTGTGATACTGTATAATAAGCAGATTTACATAATAAGATATAAGCTCAAGCATTAAAGCTCCGTTATAGTGATTCTGGTCGTGTCCAGAGTGAATTGATTGTCTTTTGCTGTGGTGTCAAGGTAATCAAACCAATCAGCTCCGTTTTTCGAAATCTCAAGGTTGACCGGAACACCTCCGCCACCATTCGCATTTATAGCGGCGAGCGCGATTGCTGTCAGGCTGGACGTCTCAGCATAATCGCCGACATTGTAAGACTTTAGGTCAACGATTGATTGCTTGATAGCGGCCTGATCGTAAACAGGACTCACACTCACGTCTTGAATGCCAAATCTGATATGAAGATTCTCAGCCGTCGGCCTATCAAATTGAGCTGTAAACACCCCTCCGGACGCCGTCTCAATATCGACCGTGACGTCACCTTTCATATTCGCTCCGTATGTTTTCCGAGAGTATATAATTCCCGCGATATCTTCATTTGATCCACCCTCGACAATACACCAAATCCCATGAGCGGGGATACCGTCCGCGTCAACTACATTTGTGAAATTCTCATATACACGAGCCTCTGATACACCATCAAGCGCCAAAAGAGCGCCCTGTATCCCGTTCAAGTATCCGGCGGACGATAGGGCAACCGATTGCTGTCTCCTCACCCTCAGCTCGGCGTCCGTCTCCTCGTCAGTGCCAACCGAAAGCGCTCCGGAGGTGTTGTCTATGCTTGTGACGCCGAGAACGACCGTAACCTGATTCTGTACCGTCCCGATTGTGGTCTCAACCTTACCGACCGTTTTCGCTCTGAAATTCTTTGTATAAGTGCCAGCCGTCAAGGTCGTGCTGTCGATCAAAATAAACTGGTTTCCGGCGTCGTCCTGAATTGTGTATCCAGTGCCGTCAGGGTCGTTAAAGTCATCGTCCAGCCCCTCAAGATTTACGGTACGATCCACGACAATCTCAATCGGCTGAATTGTGTAAGTGCCGCCCTGTCTTGCGATATTGTTAAGGGCTACCCTTTGGTCAAGAATTACACCGACCGCTTGATCCGGATCAAATCCGGCGTTTATCTCTGTGAGTAACTCCCTCAAGTCAGTCGCGGCCTGTGCGAATATTCCAATCATTTGACCGTCTGGGCTGTTTTGGTCGAGGTTTATGTCGTTCCCGTATATATCGCGGAAAGCCGTCTCAAGGTTTGTCGTAATTTCCTCAAGGGTTAAAACGGATAGTCCATTTTCGTCCAGTAAATCAGCCATTTTTTAAATCTCCACGGTCAAAGAATCTTGGAAATCCTTCGAGTAAATTGTGTTCACGCTATAATCTGCGGTAAAATCGCGAGCGTTTAATATAGTATCAAAACTCACTATAGCCGTCACGCCCTCAGTTTGCAGGATAACTCTCCGTAAGTCCAACTCTAAAAGAGAGCGCTGGTTTTTGTTTCCCAGCCGATTGAGCCAGTCTATTCCGGCTTGCTGGTCGAAAAAACAGTCACCAACCCACGAGAGGATTCGCGTCTTAATATTCAGACCGATAGCCTCTTGCTCTTTCGTATAATTTTGTATACCAGCTCCGAACGTCCAGTCATGTTGAGCTGTTAAGTTTCTGAATATCATTTAGCTACCTCCCACGACAATCCCGTCCACAACCGTTACAACGTCAAACGATCCAGTCGCCCCATTGCCCGCGTGAATTGATTTTCCTGATTCTTGGACAATATCGTCCTTTATAATCCACTCTCCCGCCCCATTACCAAAGGTTTCGCCGTCAATCGTCAAATTCCCCTCGATCCGGACGTCTCCCTCGACTCGCATATCGCCCTCATGGACAAACAAATCGGCGATTGTGGTTATCAGGTCGTCCGTCAAATCCATTTGAGCGCTACCCCCGCCGTGACTTAATCTTATGCCATTCGCCAGATAATTCGCTATTGAGTTTGTGAGCGGCCTTACCCCTACGATAGCAATCGCGTCGGAAATATCGTGAGCGCGGGAAACTGAGGGCGCTAGGCCGTCTCCGGATACGAGCCAGTTGTCTATCTGCCTGTCATTGAAAAACAACAAACAGTTGTCTCCGGACTGAATCGGCATAGACAGGAAATCCACCCCACCAAAAAGCGTTATGACTGGCACTTCCAACAAAACAGGGTAGTCTTTTACCGTCCTGACCTCGTTTTCATCTATGGACACAACCTGCTTTATGGATATTTTCACAGAGGCAAGCTGCGTCGCGGTATCGAAACTCTGGATTGTCCCGATTTTCACGCAATTTAGTGTATTTTTTAGGTCTCTTTTCGTCCGGTCGAGCAAGTTTGTCATGTCCGGCGTAGTGACTGGCGCTCGTCTTTCTGCCATTTATACACTCTCCACAATCTGAAATTTGTTGTTACCGACCCAAAGCTCTATGGTTGTCACAAAGCTACCAGCCACAGCCTCCGAAATAGTACCTTGGTGCTGTATCCCGACGACCTGATATTCCCCATTATATATGGGTTGCACTAAACTTTGAAGCTCAACGCTCTGTTTTATGGTTATTCGAGGCTCAAACAGGGTTGAGATACTCAAGAAACCGTCGTCCCGCCTTGGTGTTTCGAGCAGTCCTGTGTCGACATTGAGTAACGGAATGTCTCCGGTTATGACCTCATTGTCCTTTAGAACGAAAACCCTGTTTTTGTCGATAAACACCTGACCGTCGCTGTATTCTTTGAGCAGGTCGTAAGTGTTGCCGTTCAATGTCACTGGCCTTTGCAGCACCTCGTCATAGTTTCCAATAGCCCCTTTTTCAAGGTTGGGAAATTGCCCGATCAAAAACTCAAAAACGTCCTTTAGAGTTTTCCCCTTACTGATTGTCTGGAATGTGCGAGTCTGCATGACGTCGAAATTTCCGTCCCTCGCCTCTATGCGCGTCACTATTTCAGTGCCCTCGCGAGAGCTTCCAGCCTCGAATATGTAGCCCTTGAACATAAGAGAGAGGGAGTCATACCCGCCCTCAAGCGTTATCGTCCGGTCTCTATATTCAAACCTGTCTTGAAAAATCCTATCCCGAACACGTGGCGAGAGGTTATGTATATCAATCGTCAGATAGTTGAGAGACGCCATTTGTGACCGCCTCATCCATATTTGACACGTCAAAGGGAGGCCGATGACGATAGGGTCTTGCCCGTCGGCTGGGTCGATTGTGACTCGGTAACTGCGCCCTAATTTATCAGCCATTAGTAAATGCTCTCCTCGACCGTACTGACCTCATCCTCATCAAGCAAGTAAAGGCTTGCATTCTGATTTGAGAAGTCATCCACGAAAACAGGGTCAAGACCGTCCCTTGTAACACATTGTAAGCCAAACGGGAATATATTCCTGAATTTCCTCAGAATATTCGGAGAGTTTACGATACGGACTGAATTGATACTCCGCCCCTCATACTCAAAGTCTGCATACCAAGCCTCTTGAGACGGCCTGTATTTCAGTGTCATCGTGATAGACTGCCCCTTATTCCCCGTAAGGTTAAATCTTTGGTGTGCGCTCGCTGATATTTTATTCAGATATCTCATTCAAAAGGATTCCCACTTGCTAAAAATTCCGCCTGTGCATCACGCGCCGCTTGCCACCTTGCGACCGGATCGTCCTCCGGTAAGCCGTCCATATTCCCGACCTGCCTGAGAGCCTCCTCTTGATACTGGCGACGACCTTGGTATATATCCTCTGGCGACGCCTCTGTGACAGTGTACTGCGTATCATTGGCCTCAGCATTAAGAACGGACACGGTGCGAATTTCTTTGAGCACGATTGTAAAATCACTGACGAACCTTGACCCCTCGTCCTGCTTTGCGGAAACGGATTCTATGGCCATGCGATTCATAAACTCAAAAGGAGTTTGCACAGAAACAAGGAATTTCCCCTCATGCAGTGCCTTAAAATACATATATGCTTGCTGTTGTTTACTCACAGGCGTAAGGACATTTCTCGCAAAAGCGTAATAGTCTGTTATGCGGTTAATACTATCAAGGCGCACGTCCTCAAGGGATACGCCATCCTCAAGAGCTTCGCGCTTTGCGTCCTGTATCTGCTTTGTAGCGGCGGAAAGTGTCGGTAGGTACTGAGACGCAACGGTCAGCTTTTGCGTGACCTTTTGGATTATCGCCCCATCCTCCTCCTCATTGCGGTGGACAAGCTCCCCCACATACCCCTTTAGGGTTAGTTTTTTGGGTCTTATGGCGATATGATCCTGCACCGCGCTATTATCTTCGAGATAATGGTCGGTAATCTCAGCGGTTAAATTGACGGAGGTTTCCCCCTCAACGTCAAAGAGGAATCCGCCAAAGCCGAAAGCATTCAGCGGCGTCACAATATACCCGTTTAGAGCTTCGCCGAATAAGTCGAGATTTGTTGTCATAGCGCCCCCTCATGGTGGTAAAGTAAGTCGAGAGCCTTGTCGGACAAATGGACTTGAATTTTTGATCCGTCCCCAGTCTTGACGAAAAGCTCGTTTTCCTCATTCATCTTTACAACATTATCATGCACAGCGGAATTTTTCGCGGCTATATCCATAAGTTTTTGGATCATAGGGTCGTAACTCACAGATATAGAAAACAGGATTCTAGCCATTAAAAGCGCCCCCCGTTACCTTGGTCAGCCGCCGCCGCTTTCAACATTCTCGATTGCTGCTCGATAAGCACGTCGGACAGACCGTTGAGGTCTTGACTGCTCTGAATGTTCCACACATTTGTAAAGTTTATATTGCTGTTTTTTTGCATTCTCGCGAAATCGCTCTCAGCTCCGCCACCGAAAAGGCCGGACATAAAATCAACCTGAGCCATTTGTATAGCGCTCAGCTTATTAACAAGATTTTGAGGTGCGGCGCGTATTGTCTGCGCCGCTTTATATAGGTTGCTGTTCTCAAGGTCTCTCCATGCCTTCCCGACCTCATACAGCGCCCACGCAAGGCCGACAAAAAGCGTCTTGACCGGATTGAACCATACAACCAAACCAATCGCCAGAGCCTTGAGCGCAGTTTTATCTCTCGGCTCAAGGTTGTCCCACAAGTTAGATAGCGCTTTCCATGTGGCCACAAGCTCGTTTTTGAACCCGACCACCATCGGGATTACTTTATCGAGGTACTCGATCAAATACGGAGCAATCTCGGCGGAAACTGTGTCCTTAAATAAATTCCACTCAACACGTATCCGAGCAAAGGACTCACTGAGTTTTACAAGCCTGTCAATTTGCTCTTGTTTCAAAAACTTATTTTTCGATAAGGAGTCAAATTCCTTTTTTGACAGCCGGAGCGCCTGAATCATCGACGGATCGAAACCAATTTGTGACAGTAGGCCGCCACGTCCAAAAACAGCCGCCACTTTCCCGTTTCTCGTCCACTCGTCGAGGTTTCTGTCAATTTTAACCCTCAGCTCCTCAAGGACGTCACCAACATCACGACCGCGCACGTCTGTAATTCCGAGCATAGAAAATGCGGCTGGGTTTCCCTTGCCCATTTCAACGTCGGCGATTGCCTGAGCCATAGCCTTAAATGATTCGGTCACTTGGTCGGCGGACATTGCGGGGTTTTTCATCACAGCGACACGTTGCCATTTTTGCAAGGTCTCTATTGAGTTTCCTGTTTCTGTGTTGAAATTGCGCATTGATAGAGCTGCGTCGACCGATCCGGCCACAAATCTATTCACAGCAAAAACGCCAGCCGCAGCAACCGCCGCGAGCTTTATTACGTTGTTTCTTGCCGTGGTAATTCGGTCATTGAACCCCTTGAGTTTATCCTCGTCAACGTCAAATCCCAGCGCTACAAATAACTCACCGACTTTCATTATTGCTCCCCTTCTGAGATTAAAGCGTCTTGAGCAAGCTCGTAATCATATTCGAACCTCTCAAAGTGTATCACATTCATAACGATATCAATAGGGGAGTGCAAAACCCTGTGCGGGTCTCCGCCGAAGTATCCAGACTTTGCCAACCGAGCGGCGTAAAACGCGGCCTCGTCGTCTATTCTGACTTTGGGTTTTCTGCCTCGCCTATCTTTGACATTTTGTCCAGAAACGGGGACAACTTCGAAAGGAGAGGCTTGAAAAAAGGGGTAAGATTGACCTTAAAGCAAGACAGGACAATGTCATAATAATCCTCACGCGCCTCGATATCGTCAAAAGTCTCTTTTGTGATTTTCTCCCCGCCTCTTGTGCATCGTGTCAAGCATTTAAAGGCGCACTCTTGTACGTCTTTATCACTGTCAACGGTCAAGGCCGTTTTAATCAGTCCGGACAAATCAATATCCTGATCCATAAGCTCGGCGCTCAGGCTTGTCGGGATATCAAGGCCGGACGCAATGGCCGCCTTTTGTATAGCATTCTTGAGGTCAAGAACGTCACAAAAGTCAGCGGGGTTAATAACGATTTTCTTTCCTGAGGGAGCTTTAAATTCCTCGGACATGTTATCTCATTCCTCTCTTAACTGACGCGAATACCATTGTATAAACGGCTACCGCTTGGTCTGTGTCCCCCTCCACATTTTCCTTTGCGTCCACACGACGCATTATCATACCGCCTTGTAAGCGATAAGAATCATTTATAACGCTACCAGAACCGTCACCCATGCGCTTTATAAATTCACCGTCAGCCAGAACAGTCGCGGCGAAATCCTTGTCAGTATCAGCTTGTTTTTGCTGTAAGAACCTGTCGTCCGCCGATCCGCGCAATAAACGGATTGTAATAGTTGCGTTGTTGCCCTTCTCGTTTTTGGCGAAAATGGTGTTTTGATTTTTACCAGTGCTCGCAGCGACCAAGTCCTCACCATAAGCAATGGTAAGGTTATCAGCGTCAGCGAAATCGTTAAACGTGCGCCCGAAAATTGTAAAGGTATCGCTACCAGAAACGGAATATGTGTTCATGCTCTCATTCTCCTTTAATCATTAACAAGCACAATAACGTCGCTTGAGTGGATTGCACCAGCTCTCTTGACGGCTATCTGCACGAGCGGGGCTTCCCTTGCTTCTCGCTCAGACGCCGCTTGCTGTGTAATCGGCTCGCTGTAAACGTAATAACCAGCCTCAAGCACAGCCTCGTCGAAAATCTCCGGATCACCGAAACGCTCGCTCGAAGTCCATGACCCTGCGGCGATAACGCCAGCCTTTACAAATCGCTCAAGGACAGTTGCGTACGCCGTTTTAAGGCCATTCATACCCTGCTCTGTCTGAGGTACTTTTGTGTTTGTCTGGCGGAGGAAATTAAAACCCCCAGCCTCAAGCGCGAATTTCAGCGCGAGGTCATTGTAGACATTGTCAAAGAAGTCGTTACCACCATTCGAAACAACCGAAACGACACCCTCGAAAGACACATACAAATCAGCTCCGGCGGTTTTCGCCTGTTCAAATAATGTTTGTGTGATCCCGTTGTCCTGCGTAATCGTTGCCAACTGTTTCAAATTCATCGTCTGGCTTGTCAACGATCCTTGGAAATTCACAGAGAAAGCTCGACCAGCATAGGCCGCCTTGAATAGATTTGCTTTCGCTGGTGACTCTGTGTAAAGCAAACAGCGGGTTTTCGTATTCGCAGCATTCTGCACCGTCGTGATAACCCCAGCAATATCAGCCGTACTGACAAAGTGGTGTAGGAAAATTTTATCCATAGCTTGAACGGCGTTTGACGTGGTCACAAGGACGTCGTCCTCAATTTCAAGTGTGGTGATAAACGGAACAAAGCCAACCGAACCGCCAACGCGAGCAATAGCGTCGACGAGCGTTTCTCCGGAGCTATCCGCTCCGCTTGTGGCTGTGCCGCCCGCAGCATTAAAGTATCCAGCGCCCTCCATAGCAGTACCAGTCCCAGCGGGTACGGCGGCGATTGTGACGTCGCTGTCATCCCCAACCTTTTTGGAGGTGATTTTAATACCGTTTGCAGTGGCCGTCACAATGCCATTCGACAACCGAGCATCAAGCAAGGCCGCCACGTCATCCCAGTCAGTTGCAGCCGTGAAATTCAGTGACGTAAGGTCGTAATTTACCGAGTCGATTGTGACACGTAAATCCCCGTCAGTAACGAGAATGATATCCGCGAGATTTGCGTCAATATCTGCGGTCGTAAAGTCGCCCTGTGTAGCGCTTACCGCACCCTCAAGAGGGGCAATAACGAGGCGACCATCACCAGTGCGCAAATTCGGAGACTGTGCGAAAATGGCGTTTGCCATTTGATACGTTACCGAGCTTGTACCGTAAACCTCAGCAACCTGAGAGGGGCTGATAAATATGTCGTAAGAGTTGAGGCTGTCAGGGGTCTCATGCGTGAAAAGCATAAGGCTGTTTACGTTCTTCTCTGTCAAACCTGACGGCGTATTCGTAATGCTGACATTGATAATATTAGAGACAGGCAATTCCATTTTTATAGCTCCGTATTTTCGTCAATAGTAAATTCGAAAAGACCCTCAGCGCCGCCGATTGTGTCCTCGTCGTCCACTCTCGTCCCGAATGAGTCGTAATATTCCGACGAGTCCGCAGAGAGCAACGTATCTTTTTTATAACACACAAGAGTCGCAAATGATAGTGTGTACCTATTCAACTGTGACCCACCCTCGGCGGCTGAGGTGTCCAGAAAACTGTTAGGGATTTTTAAAATCTTAAAATCATGCTGGTTTTGCTTTTGCTGTGAATAAATAGACCCCAGCGCAGCAATAACCTCCCAGCGTCGTGACATGGCGTCATTGTTTGCGTCCACACCCTCAACGGCGCTCATTATGTCTACAACGACATTCTGCCTCACAGTCACAGCCGAGCGCTCATATACATCACCAGAATCCTCGTGTATATGGCTTGTCGATGATATCACAATCCCCTCGGTCGGCCTGACCGTCACTTGTAAATTCGCCGTCGTGTCGATATTGTGGTTTTTGTTCTCGATAAATACGAGCTGGCTATCAAGATTCATGTGAGTCTTGATAATATCAACGATAATCTGAGCGATTTTTAGTCCGTTATCCATTATCTCGCATAATCCTCAATCGCATGATATTCAATATAGCCGTTTAAGGTGTAGTTTCTTTTTGCCATAACCTTGAGCTTGAGGCCATTATACACTATTCGGTCGTCCGGTATAAGCTCGACCGGAGCGTTTATGTCAATGTGTATTTGCCACCATGACCATGATCGTTGACCCTCATCCTTGAGCTTGATTTGCTGAGGGCTGAGAGGTTGAACAGTGCCGCTATATTCGTGCTCTGTCTCGGTCGGCGTCGACACCCCGTCCGTGATTGTCCGGCTTAGCTTCACGAGAGTTATGTCATGTTTCCAGCCCTCAAGCGTTCCGGAGACGTCTGGCATACCACTAATTTGATTTACTTTTACAGTCATTTGACCTCCGAAGCGTTTACAACGTCGCTTGTGATAGAGCGGCGGAGCTGAGCGGAATCGATCAATATTGCTGACGATCCTTTACGCTCTGCGGTTGATTGTGCAAGCTCAGGCCAGTGACCAAATCCGCCAGACGCGAAAGCATCTTGCACGATATTCTCGGCCTTGATACCCATAAGCTCATGTACCTTTTTATATTCGCCTTTTTCAAAGAAATGTCCAGAAAATCCGCTCTTAATGCCCTTAAGAAATTCCTTTGACTTGAACTCAAGCGGAAACCTTAAGAAGTCGCGAGCGGGTATGTTTCTCGATACGCTACCGAATAAATGGACAAGACCTATTTCAGCGTTTCCGAGCGCATCATCCCCAGAGCGAGCACCGTCCTGACCCAAAATCCCGACGCGGGTTACATACTTCCCGCCCATTTCCTTGACGATCTCATTGAGGCCGTCGAGGTTAAAGTCTATTTTTGTGCGATTCTTTGAGGTCATGCCTGTGTCGCTCCGGCAACTGCCACGACATTCCCGACCATGCGAGGGAGTACCATAGACAGGTATTTGTTGCCGTAAGCGGTTTGGCTGTAAAATTGGACAATAGGGTCGCTCTTAAACGCGTCCGGTATGGCGTAGCTTTCAGACACAGAGCCAGCGGTCTTTGACGACACAATAAAATTCGGCTTACTGTTTAGGCCGCCTTTTGCAGCCCTGAGGTCATTCACAAGGTAATGGGCTGTCAGGTAATTGTAAGCGAGAGTTATATGAGAATCCTGAGAAAACAGCGATTGATTGAGCTGCATTTCCGCCTCAGCTTGTGCTCTCGTGATATCGGCGTCAAGCACATAGTTGAGCGTGCTGTCCTCATTCGTAACAGTCCATACAGCCGTATTCGTCGGGAGAATGCCTGTAATGCTATTGGCCGAGGCCACGGTGTCAAAATCACCACTATCAAAATCACCAGAGTCGAAATCAGACGTTGAGGGGATTGTCGTGACCTTATAAAAATTTCCGGTGTCTGAATAATAAACTATGTCGCCAAGGAAATACGTCTTTGTGTTGTCGTATTCCGGCAAATATGCGAAATCCCGATAAAACAAGTCTTTAAAATCATCGGCTGATATCGTTGACAAGTCCATCGGGATTCCTCTCTCATTTCCTTAACCACAAGGAATCTTTATTTATTTGGTTTTTTTGGCGTCTGCTTTGCCCTCCGCATCAGCGTCGGCGTCCGGCTTTGTCGCCTCGTCGAGAGCCTCTTTAAGCTCAGCGACTTCTTTCGATAGAGCCTCTTTTTCTGACTCAAGCTCTTTAACCTGCTCAGTCAGCGCCTCGTTAGCTTTTTGAAGCTCCTCAGCGCCTTCGTCAGAAATCTCACTGATTTTTTTTTCCAGCTCTGCGATTTGAGCCTTTAGGTCTTTCTTTTCATCATCAAGACCGTCAACTTGCTCTTTCACGTCAGAAATCTCACCAGCGAACAGCTTTTGAAGTTTTTCAGCCTCCTCAACGGGGACTTTCATAGACTTCTTAGGCTCTAATTCACCAGCGGAACACGCAATAACGCGAGCGCCGTGGTTGTGGATTACTGTGGTTTTCTCTTTTGACATATCAAAAGTTTCCTTTCTTTCTTTCAGGCGTTAAGACTATGCAGCCCAGTCGAAATATAGCATTTCTTTAGGGCGGTAGGCTTTAACACCAGTGAATTGACCGTAAGCGCCATTTTGGAACTGTACGCCATTAAGCGTGTTCTGCAATGTGCTTGTGTAATCTACAGGAATATCCATTCTCACGCTATCCTCATCGTGATTCATAAGGACATAGCGGTTTTTGTTTAGACCTGTAATGTCGGCGTTATTCGCTTGGTCGGCATACGCAAGAGGGAGAATTTCAAACTTGTCGTTTTGCGTAATCAAGCGGAAAGCCTCAAGCAAGCGCTGTAATTTCGACTTAAGACCGAAATTCTCGTCCACAGATACCGCAAGGCCGTTATAGTCAAGCTCTGGGATGATAAAGCGCGACGGCATTGCTGTAAATGCGCAGTTTGTACGGTAAGCACCAACCACACCCGCGACAAATGTTTCAAACTCTGTGTCCGTCATTGAGCTAATTGTCTTTGTAATCAGCGTCGTGTTTGACGTCACGTCGGTTTGAGTCAAAAGGCCGTTTACATCGGCGCGAGCATTCATGCCAAAGAAAGCGATTTTCTGGATACCTAAGTCCCAGTTTTTCTTTCTTGAGCGCTCTTTTGAGCTTACCAAGTCCCAGTTTCCTGCTTGAGAGGCATGTTTCAGGTCAAAGATTGACCATGTGATAGCCTTCGCCCAGTTGATTACTGGTACTTTGATAGGATCAACCGCAGCGTCTACCTCAGAAAGTCGGGAATTGTCCGCCGCTGTGTTCATGATACCAGTTTCGAAGTCGTCACCAGTTGAGAACTCGCGATACTTCAAAAGCTCAACTGACCAAGCACCCTCGCCGACAACGACGGGCATGTACTTAGCAGGGGCAACCTGAAAGAACTTTTGTTCCGTGATCGACTTAATGATCGTTGTCAGTGTAGTGACGTCAACCTCAATCCCGAAATTAGAGTTACGGATTTGCTGAGCTACATAATCAGAGTTATGCTGCTCCGCTTCATTCAAAAGGATAGGGTCTCCTTTAGAATTTAAAACTTGGTGTCTCATATCTTTCTTTCCTTTTCCTTATATGAATGATTAACGAGCGAAAGCGTAAGGCGTTTCGATATACACTCGGATCAAATCACCATCGGCGGCGGCCTTATCCAAAGCCCAACCGACTTTGGGGTTTGTCCCTGCCTCTGTGATGACCTTCTCCTCAGATACGTCGTACTCAACCTCTGCGCCGCGAGCAATGGCCGCGCCAGCGGTCATATACATAATCGTGCCTTTTATGGCAATCTCAAGAGCCTCACCAGCCTCATAAGAGCCTTTTTTGAAGTTGTGGACAACAAAACCGAGAACCTCGTCAGCATCGGCGGTCGTCTTTGTGACTTGAGGCATCTTGCCCGCGACGTCGGCCATCTTGACAGCCGTACCCGCTGGGAGTGTTGCTGTACCCGCAGCCGCCAGCACTGACATGACGTTGCTTGCACCGCCTTGTAGGTCGATATCACCAACCTCGGCATTTTGTGAGAACTGGTTAGGATTCTGTCCCATGATTTAAATCTCCTTTTTCGACCTTCCTAATTAACCATAACGCTCTTGACCGCGCTGCACCTTACGGGACTGCGAGTCAATTACGTTGACAACCTGACCTTTATCGCCAGCATTCTTGAGGGCTTTAAAGTGCTTTTCATCTTTCTCAGACTTGGCGTTCTTTTTCTCGTCCTCATTATCATCGGAGTTTTTCTTTTCGTCCTTCTCCTCAGATTCGTTTTTCTTTTCATCCTCATCGTCGCCCTCGTTAGACTTCTCGTCCTCATCGTCGGCGTTCTTTTTGGATGACATTTTCTGATAGCGATTAGCAAGCTCTTTGAGGGACATTTCCTCGTCGCCAACCTTTACCATTTGATCCATGTTGCACTTTTGCTCTTTTTCGTCGTCTTCATTCTTTTTATTTTGGACGGCATCAACCATGTTTTTAAATGAGACAGTATCAACAACCTCGCCGTTGTCGTTCTTGATCTCGATCATTGTGTCCTCGTCGATCTCCGAGACTTCCTCACGTTTGTTTTTGTAAAATGAAAACATTCTCAAACCTTTCTTTGACTTGCTGTTTACGAGTTGCTTTTGCTCCTCGCGCTTATCTTCACAATATTTTTTAAATTCGTCCGGAGACATCACACAACTAGATTCATACCTCGGATTTGGAACGATTGCAAGGTGCGTAAATTCTGCGTCGAAAATTTCGCGGTCATATCTGCAATTATGATGAGTACCTCCGCGACCTGATTTCGTTGGTACGTACGCATTTGATACAGCCCAGCCTTTCGCGATTGCCTCGAATGCGAGGTCATCCACAACGATAAATTTCGACCACACCCAGCCGTCAAGGTCAAGAAAGAACGTCTCAACAACATAACCGTGAGCCTCGTTTTGGATATTCTCAAGGTCAACCTCTTCGACGTGATCGACATAGACGGGCTTCCCTTGAAATGAGGGCATCATTTTTTTAATACAATCGTGACCCACAAGGATCGTCTCGCTTTCGTAACCTGCGAGACCTGCCTCCATGTGGCGACAATAAAATATTTTCGGATATTGTAGGGCGTTTTTTTTCTGGTCGTCAATGTTTAGGGCGGCCATAATTGCCGAAACCTGACTCTCAGATAATCCCACACTATTGTCGATTTTCTTTTCCATGATTTCCCCGTTAGGACTTTCTATCAAGAATACAGTTAATCACCAGTAAAATCAATATGGCTTATTGTGTTGACATGGTGTTTACGTTTGTATATTATTTGATTATTGGTATATCAACACTTGCACAAGGAGTCTCGCCATGAAAAAACTATAGTTAAGGTTTTGCTTTGAACAAATTTATATTTCAAACCTCAGCCTTGAGCTGGGGTTTTTATTTGAATAGCGGAATGGCGACACACCTGCAACCAAAATCCTCACCCGCATGAGCGCGGCGTCCTGATTTCTTGTCTACTATCGGCGGATCGTCCCAGCGCACGACTTTTCCCTCAAGGTCTTTATGGTCGTCGCGCACCTTCCCGTCGCCAGAGGTCGACCACTTGTAACCGTAGCTCCCCATTGTTTTATAACGCTGCTCGCGAAACTTACTCATAAGGAGGGACGTTTCCTGACGGGCGAGCGATTTTGCTTTTCTCTCACTCACCTGATAACTGCGAGTAATATGGGCGACAAGCGACTCGGCTCTGTTTCCCTTGAACACATTCCCCTCAATTTCATCCCTTAGCTTTTTGATATTCTTGTCAAGCCAGCCCTTTATGTGCAACTCCATATTGTCAGACCATTCTTTCGCGATTATATCCCTCGCGTCGTCTGTTATTTGAGGAGGAATCATTATCCGGCTCGCCGCCGTGTATATGTCCTTATCCATTGTTTTGACTGTTTTCTGGTAAGCCTTATTTAAAGAGTCGGTCAAGACCGAGTTTTGTGCAATCTTATCCAGAGCGATAACGGCGGAGGCGCGAGCCGAGTTATATTGCGACACAGCAAAAACCTGTGCTGAGCTGATTTCTGGGGGTAAAGTACCGTTAAAATACCATGATTTTGACCTTTTATCGTAAGTTGCACCCATTTTTCGCAACTCTTTGCTTATTTTTGAGTTAAATTGACCGTAAAACCTGTTTCCGTCGTGCCATACAGTCCCTTTTCGCACTGCGGCGGCCAAAATTGAGCTTGAGTTTTTAATTTCAGGGATTCTCATGGACATGGCGTCGAGTAAAGGGATATACAAGACGTCAACAAAAACCTTAAGAACCTCTTTCTCTATGTCCTCAAAGTAATCGCTCATCAGTCTGATAGGGTCGATTTGTTTCATCCTGCTCCACTAAAGAATTTCGCAAACATTGCCCCAGCCCCTCCGGACAGGAATCCCCCGCCAAACATAAAGCCCAGAGCTTTGTTTTTTGTCCTCTTGTAATCCTCTATATGATCGTCGTGAGTGTCAATTCTTTTGTGCGCCGACTTAATCGCTGCGCCATGCTCGATTGTCCTTTCATTGATCTCGGAAACCTTGACCTCTGTTTTTTCGGCGGTCTCCTTAACCTGTTTAAGAATCTCCTCGACGCGTATGAGTGAGTTATTCATTTTTGTGAGGTGGTCTTTTTCATTATCGGGCATTGGCGGCTCTCAAATATGTTGGAAGGTGATTGTCATTCGATGCGAACTTGGTCGGTGGCATGGTGTAAGTGTTAAAACTTAAATTAGTCCATGTCCCGCCAAAGTCTGTGGCAAGCTGGTTCATCACGTTGTTCTTCATTTCCGTGGTGAGCGTGCTGTCAAACCCAAGGAACGCACCAAACGCACCATCCTGAAAGTCTGAATTATCGTACTCACCAAAGAACCTTAAATCCTCAGATGTGTTCACGATACCACCTAATGCCGTGATTGTCGTATCCCCTGTCAAAGTGCCGTTGATCCAGACTTTAACCGTTGTTTCAGTAATCTCGATTAAAATGTGATACATTCCTGCGGCGAGTGACCCCGATAACATATTATCGAAAAGAATAATCCCCTCAGTGTTACCGTACACAAAGAAATCAAACCCGTCCGCGTTTGCACGTAAACCCATACCCGCTGATCCGTCTGAATTATCTAATAGGTAATCATAGAATGGTAGAGCCTGTACGGAGTCCATGTAGAAGCTATAGGCAATCGTTACACCCGTTGATGTGTCATAAACCGAGCTATCACTGATATCGACATTAGAGCCATAATTCTGACTGTCTGCATCCTCCATATCAATAGCGGTTGTACTGTTTAATGTGCGAACACCGACATGTCCTTGTCTGCTAACAGTTCCTTGGAATAGGCTTGTGGATGTTCCGAGAATACCCTCAATACTTCGTACATCCGTTGTGGCGGCGATTGTCTCAGCCGCATCTTCCCACAAGTTTGAACGACCCGTGTGAATAGCATCGACAAGTGTTCCCGCATCATCAAAATCAGAATAAGAGCTGGCCGCTGCAATCGGACCCGCCGCCGCTGATTCAGCCGTGGCCGATCCTTCACTGTTTGTGGCCGTGACAACACAAGTCAGCGTGTCACCTTCGTCAGTTGCTTGATAAGTATAGGTTGCAGACGTTGCGCCTGATATTTCTACGCCTTCATTTTCCCATTGATAGCTATATGTTGGTGTTGGTAAACCTGTCCATGTCCCTGTTGAACATGTGCCCTCTTGCCCGACCTGCTCAAGCCCTGATATCGCAGGAAGAACCGTATTAACGGGGACGCTCAACGCTTCGGTAATCGTGGCCGTGTTTAAACTTCTTGCCGTGTTAGGAAGGTTTAATTCATTATCGCCCACAACCTCGACATAGATAGTGTCGCCTTCATACGCCGCGTCGATAGTATAGGTTGAGCTTGTCGCCCCTGAAATGGCCGTCCCGTCATCCTGATACCATTGATAGGTATATGTGATAGGAGCAGTCCCCGTCCACGTTCCTAAATCTGCGGTTAAGGTTTCACCAACCGCCGCCGTCCCTGTGATAGAAACTAGCTCTGTATTGCGCGCCCGCTCCTTAACACCATCCAGTGTAAATCGTGACGAAACATAAGAATAAAAATCATCTATCTCAGCTTGTCCAATCGCCCCTGTAGATGATCCGTAATAATCGGCGTAAACATCCACCTGTCCAGTTGCATGTGCGGCAATAGAGTTAAGAATAAAGTGATTTACACTTGTTCCGCTTGACGATCCCGTATCGCCTTTATTCTCACCTGTGTCGATACGCCATTGGAAAACACCATCCACATAGTAATCTATAACCGCGACGCTCTCAGCGGGGTCATTCCTATCCGCGACCCATACGTGATGATGAACGCCCTTCGGAAGTTTCTTCGCTGGTCTGCCACCGTTTCCTATTGAAGAATCGATTGCATATTTAAACATGATGCCTTCGTCTTCATATTTAAACTGCACCTCACCGTTACCGTCATCGGTAAACTTAATCGCAAGATCGCTATCATCCACATCGCAGTTTGTCGCTGCGTCGGCTATGGCATCGGCTTCGTTGTCGTAAAGAGCTTGACGGCAAGTGCCCGTACCGCCTCCGAAGTAGTAGATGCCGCTTTCCATTGGCTCGCCCGTGTCAGCGCGGACTGGTGGGTCAGCATCGGCGGGAAACCACAAACGAACACGCGAAAGTTTTTCCGCTTGCATCGTCGGCCAGCGCCCATTTTGTGCGCCGCTTGTAATCAGGATTGCATCACTGGTGTAATCAATAACCCCACGATCCGTATCGAAGTTATGCTCCGTTGCAATCGTCAATAGGTTTGCATCAAACGATCCGTCCTCATCTGCGCCTGTAATCTCAGCCAGAAATGCATGCCTATTACCATCACCCACACGCTGCGTGGCATAAGCCGTGGCTGTTCCTGATCCGACCGTGGTGATATCAATCGCACCTGTTCCCGCAATCGCATCAGCGGAGCTTGTGTGTACGGTGTCATTCGTTGCGCTGTAATAATAATCAGTATCCTCAAGTAAGGGGCTTGGCAGTGTGCCAGAACCGTTAATGATGAATTTAAAACGATCTCCGTCATTAAGCGATCCAAGCGACAAAGTATCTGCACCCGTGTCCACCTCATCAGGCATATTCAGAGTAGTTTTAGGATTGCCGAAATTTGAATGCTCTGGGAATCTGCCGACGATAGAGCGGACGATTGTTCTCTTTTCTGCTGTGGCCTGTTTAAGATTCCCTCTTTGCGTAATATCCCCGCTTAGGGTGAAGACCTTACCGAATCCCGCATAACTGGCCGTGTTATTATCCCGCACCATGACACGGGATTTACGGTATGTGCCGTAAGCATCATCGCGCAGCTCAATCCATGTATTCCTGTTATCTACGTCATTCGGTGTATGCTCATATTGATCCACCATGTCATAAAAGATTTGCGCCGTCTTAACGCTGGACATGGTATGTGTGCCACTACCTGTATCGGTAAAATCGATCTTTTGCTCTTGTACGGCAAAGGCTTGCGCTTCGTATATGTTTTCTTCGGGCGTGGTATAAGACAGGCGTGTGGCGGGGTTTTCTTCTATTTTAGGATAGACTTCAAATTCTGATCCGCTCACTTGCGAAACGTAATACTCCGTTCCCTCCTCCAATCCTGCGGGAAGTGTTCCTGTAGATGAGAAAGTAACAGGCAAACCAAGGGAAGATGATGATAGATTGACATAGGGGTCGAAGCCGATATTAGACCCGAAATCGATTGTATCCGCACTTGTATCAACATCGCTTGTCGTGAAGTCATGGGTAATCGGGGCGGCGCTGTTGTAGGTGGTATCACCAAATTCAAATGCTGCGTAAATAAAATCCAACTCTGATAGCTCAGTGCTTTGACCAAACTGCAAATAAGGATTCCCAACAAAATTTGCCTTAGCTGCGCTGAGGTAAAGGCCAAGCGATAAAAACAAGCCAAAAACAAATACCTTAAATTCTCTATTTTTCATAATAAACCTCTTGCTTACTGCTTTAAATTACTGGTTTCCGATCAAAGTTATCTTTAAACCCTCACCCGCAACCGTAGAGCCGACGGCGTCAATGTCGATGGTGATCTCGGCGTCGTCCGCGAGTGCGGAATCGGATATAACAACCGGAGTCGCTGCCGTTGTGGACGTCTTTTCCGTGGCGTCAATCGTTAATTCCGTGGATAAAACACTCACTCCGCCCTCATTGATATCGACCGTCACAGTCGATCCGGTCGGAGCTGTGCCAACTGACGCCCGCACACCCGTAAGCGTGAACGCGTAAGGCATACGAAACTTAACCACACCCGTCCCAGTTGTGAGGTTTCCTGACTCAGCTGACGCTGGGATGATAAAACTCTCCGTTATCGTTGAGGGCAGTCCTGAGAGCTTGGTCTGCTCTGCGTCTGTAAAGGCGTTTGTGTCGGACTCCGCCTCGTAAAGCGCCTTGATTTCCGCTCCTGTCTGGTCGGCGGTAGCGCTGGCCTCAATTCCTGAGAGCTTTGAGCGTTCTGACGTTGTCATAAGGAGTTTTGTCGCACCCTCCGTCAAATCGTCGCTTGTCTCATCATTAATGAAAAAGCAGCTATCTGACAAGTCTGTGATTTCCTTACGCAACTCGGCGGCTGTGATTGTTGTGCCAGACGCAAGGTTTGACGTAACCCCACTCTGAAATGTAGACCTATCCTCTTGAGCCGCGTGAGCAGCCCCGACCATAAGAGCAAAAGAGGCAATTAAGCCACAAGTTAGTAATCTTTTCATAGTCTTTCCTTTCTATGACTCTGTATCAAAATCGTCTGACAAAAAGTCAGTCTCACTAAAATCTGGAATTACTGGCTCAGGTTGTAATGGATTTTTACTGAGAGAGCCAACTTTTAAGCCTCCGCCGGACGCAGTATTCGAAATACTAACATTAACGATCACGCCCATCAAGATAGCTCCTTATCCATCGACGGAATCACCCTCGCCAACGGTAAACTGACCGTCTAAAGGCTCAAGCGCTTCCTGATTTTCGTCAACCTCTACCTCTAATAGATTCCCCTTATTTATGTTTTCCTTTGCCTCTTGAGCGGTAATCAAACCAGACTGATACGCGCTCATTGTGCGGTTAAATTTATGGTTTTTGACCGTTTGCTCCTCCTCGGCGGATAGCTCACGGAGCGGAGACCAGTCGAGATTGAGGTCGGTCGGGACATAACCGAATTTCTTTTGACAGACAATCGCCACAATATCAAGAACGATAAATTTAACCTTTGCACGTATCTCAGACTCAAGCATTGAGTTGTAATTCTCAATATCATCCTCGCCTGAGTTAAATCCTGCACTTGATATGCCGAATAGCTTTGTGACTGGCATTTTCAGGTCAGCGGCGATCCCCTCACGTATGACTTTCATAACGTCCGCGAGACCCGTGAAATTCATTTGCTTTTGTGCGTAGTCGTCCTCTGCGTCCATTGTCAGGGCGGACAGGTAATTCTTGACCTGATTCGCCATTTCGACGCGCTTGGCGATTTTCTCAGTGCTGTCCCTCTGCATAAGAGAGGACGTAAAATTCTTGATCTTGTAAACGTCGATTTTCGCCTCATCGAGAAGCTCGTAAAGCACGTCCTGATTTTTGAAATACTTGTTTATCGAACGTATCAGACGCTCAATCTCGGACATACCCCACCCTCTAAGGCGCGGACGGATAAAGCTGGGGGCTTCCTTGCCGTGTATTTCGTACACTCGTGAACGGTGCAAGCGGATACCATAATAATCATAATAGTCATTATTATCCCCATACATCGGCGTGATTGCTGGGTCTGTGTTTGTTGTATTTCCATAAAGCTCCCACATATCGACGGCACGAAATTCGAGGTTGTCGTCCTCACTGATTTGCTCGATATCGAGGGGTGTGTCAGGCTTTTGGTCTGTCATAATGACGATTGCACCACCGCCGAACAGTCTTGACCATTTTACCGCTTGAATGATCCGGCGTACAGCCCCGTCGCGCTCAAGTGTGGTCATAAGGTCGTCGATTTCATTACCGTCAAGCTCTCCGGACTTAATCTCGAATCCCTTTCGGAACGCGTCGTCTACGGGCTGGTCGATGAGGGTCTGCACGATCCCATGCTCCACATAGAGCTGAGCGAGCAACTGCCTCATGTTTGAGATAAGATACCAGCGATTTGACGACCAGAGCGTGTCCGCCTGTGAAAGCTGCGTCGTCGTAAGCGGAGAACCAGCAATCGACCCAAGGAATAGGCCGTATGAGTTTGTAATTTCTGTCATTGAGGTGTTTTGGACTTCGCTGTCCGCTGTGTTTGTGATTTCTTTTGTCATAGCACGTCCAAAATTGAGAGCTGTCTCGTCGGATGATAACAGATGACAACCATGTCGGCAAGGTTAGGCGACGTCGCACCGTCTGGTTTTTTATCAACCTGAAACTTAAGAGACCCTTTTTTCACGGTAGCCTGTGAGAGCTGTAACTCAAGCTCGTGAATGCGCGGCATATCCGAATCAAGGGAAATCAGCTCGTGCGCCTCATAAACTGCGCCCTGCTTTACAGCCTTGTGGGTTTTTTCGAAACGGATACGCAGCTCCCACCAGCCTTGATCCTTGAGATTTTTAAGGAAATCCTTGATTATTGGCGACTCTGTGTCATTCGCGATTAGGTGCTCATCTTTCCTCAGGGGGCTGTTACCAGCGAGCCACGGATAAATTCTGAGGTTTTCAGGTAGCTCGCCAGCTTCCTTGAGCCTGTTTGTCTCCGACTTCACGCCAGCACCAACGCCGACACCATCGTAATAAAACTCCTCAACACCGTGCTCGCGACATGTGCGTATATGCTTTCTTGTGGTTTCGCCAGTGTCGCCCTCACCCCAGTGCTCACAGTGATACAGCACAGTACCATCACGCACACCCTCGGCGTTTTTGTCCCCGCCCTCATCGGCAACGTCGAGAGCTGATATCTTTTTCCCAGTTTTCCACCCTGTTATCGGGTTTTCCGCTCTCTCTGACAGGATTTTATGAGCGTCAATCGCAGACTTAACCCAGTCCGGCGGGATGATGATCCCCTCAATCGCAGACGTATAGTCACGGTCAACCTCTTGCGCGAACATGTGGAGGAGACCCTCGCGGGCAGCTCGTGCGCGTCTGGTGTCATACCATTCTTGCGTCTTATTCGGGTGGTCACGCCAGTCCATAACGAAAATCCGCGTCATGCCCTTGGTGCATTTCTGCCCCCTGACCCAGTCCTCTCCGGCCATACGACGACGATAAAACACGTTATTCGTTCCGTTGACCGAGGAAATATCTATCTGCACGTCCGTGTTGTCACCGAGCGCGGCCTCAATGTTGTCCGGTCTCTCATAGTGGGCGGACTCATCCTTGAAATATATCGAGGTACGACCACCACGACCAATATTGTCGCCAGCCTCTCCGGTTATGGTCGATCCGTTGTCGTGGTTAATGATTTTCATGTACGACGTAGAGTAATCCTGTGGTTTCATCCACGTCGGGAGGTATTGGATTATTTGCCTGATTTTATGGAATATTGACTTTGGATCGCCAATTTTATCGACATACTCCTCCTTACGAGAGCCAAAACCACACGCGGACTCGGTCTCAAACAGCCATAAGTGAGTGGCGAATGCGCAAGCAATCCATGACGCACCCATGTCCCTAGATTTTTCAATAAGGCCGTTTTCTCCGTCGTCGTAACACCCGCCCATAAAGTCGAGCAAATCTATTTGACGGTCAAATGGATATAGCGGCAAGAGCTTAGGCTCTGGGGATTTTTTTCGAGGGTCATAGGTAACACACCAATCCCTGACCCAGTCAGCGCGATTGTATTTATAGTGCGTCATTATCTGGCGACGCAGCTCAAAATCCTGCTCAAGCTCCTTACTGAATTTCAGGCGCTCGATAAATATTTCTCTGTAATCTGGCGGCCATTGCGCTTGAGTGTTCAAAAACGTCCCCCCTTAACGAAAACCCGCCTATCGTGTTGAGACCTCCTTGAGCGCCTCTCAGATACGACGGGTTTTCTTTTCGTGCTGGGTTTTTTATGCTGTGAATGTGTTGCAACGCACTCAAGGAAATCCTATCCGAATAAACAGGGTGTTGTCAAGGGCTGAGACGTTTGACAAATATAGAGAGGGAATCGTAGTCGGCTTGTGTTTTTCCGCCGCTTATTCTCCGAAAATGCTTTCCGTCCCAGAACAGGCGATCCTTGATATTAAAAGCGCCGTTATTCCATGTCACTTGATACCAACCCTTTTTGAGAATTAAGCGCCAAATGAGATTTTTGAGGCTTATTTTTTTCATGAGCGAGCCTTTCTTATGTACGAGATTAAAAACCAAAACAGGAAACAAAGCCCGATAGGTAGCCAAAAAATACCGCACAGCAATGCGAACCATCCCGCCCAGTTTGTTGATTCGAGTATCCCGCCCCAGACAAACAGGGCGACAATAACATATATGACTGTCAATATTATGGTAAGTATCAAGATATCGTCTCCGTCGTGTATGCGGTTGAGGATAAAAGTTTCATCTTAAACGGCGTTTGGATCGCACAGACAAACTTTACAATAGGGTGGATTATTTTCTCATTTTTCAACTGTTTTCTCCTTTGGGATGAATTTTTGAACACAGTCAGTGTTATGCTCTTGCTCGCACCTGATTTCCTCTTTCTTGTCATAAATCTCTTTCGTGACAAAGGATATTGCGCCGAAAAACACGAACGTCATGACAATGGTGACAACCACGGCCTCGCCCTTTTCTGATTTCCTGTTTTTCGAGGGCTTTGGCTTATTCCGTGCCTTGTCCTTTTTCATGTGCTTAATGGCGGCGTTTGACATGCCGAGCAAAATGGTCGGGGTGTTGTCCTTGTCGTTGTTGGCGACTGCAAAAAATACCTTATCTGTCATATCAAAAAACCCTCACAGGCATTAAAACCGCAATCTGACCCATATAATCCTTGCCCCTAACCAATAGAGGGGAGGAGGAGTCTCCATACTCAGCGTCTCCGGAGCATATTTCACACAGGTAATTTATGTTAAACCCTGCCTTGAGCGGGATCGTTGTGTCCCAATCGACTCCGGTCTTATGAAAGTCTCCGGATACCGTAATTTTTCCACCCTCAATGATAACAGCCGCTTTTTTGGGTTTTTGACCGTTGATTTTCGCAATAACATGCACATGAGGGCGTATTTTTATAAAATCACCGATATCAATTTCACAGCGCCCGTCATTTTCAGGGATAACTCTTTCCCATTGTGGGAATTTGCCGTCAATCGTGCGGCCATAAATTCGCGCTCCGGCTATGTGAGCAATATAGTGGTTACAATCGAAAAACTCCAAAGTGACCGCGTTGGCTCTCAGCTCTTTCGCGAGTGAGGTGATGAGGCTCACAGCCTTTCGAGGCAATATCGGGCGTCCCTCAATCGCGGCGTTTACGTCTACAACGTGGAGAAAGTGCCCGTTAGTTGCGACGGCCTTGTCGTGATCGAAACAAATGCCATTGAGATAATAGCGGGTCTCCTCAGTGCTCTGCGCTCGACCGACCCATGACAAGGCTTGTAACTTTCCAGCATCCAAAGACACAGAGCCAAGTGATTCGCCTTTTATGTTTTCCTCAATATTTGGGAAATCTCCGGAATCCTCACCAGCCTCAATAAATAGGCCGACCTTAAAGCCCTCGTTAAAATACACGCCATTATCAAGGTGTGTCGGTACTGTGACATAGTGATCCATATCGGTTGAGGTGGCCATGCCATCCTTTACGAGAACCCTGTCCAAAACTGGGATAGTGTTCCGCTTGTAAATGTTGCTTACAAGGGTTTTTGATTTTGTGGTTTTAATATCCATGATTTTAAATCCTTTGTGGTTAATTGTGGACACAGCGAGAGCATATCTTTCTGATAGGCGCGGAATCTTACCGACGACCTCGCTGTGTCCTTGGCGATCCCCTTACAGGGTGAGGGTCTGGAAAACCCCCTGAGCAAACCGCTCGCATATTCTGTATAACGTGACGTTTACAGCCTGTCAACTGTTTTCTACGTATCACCGCCTTTCAGGGCTTCTATCAACTCTGTAACAGGCGAAATACTCCTAGCAGCACAGGCATATATTTCTTTTTCTATAGCAAGCTCAAGCTCCGCAATCCTCTTATCCTTTTGGGATAGCTCTGCGGCTTGGTTGGATATTCTGCGAAACTCTTTGATAATCTTGCGAGCCATATCTACGGAAATATCAAGGCTTGTATTCATGTTTTCTTGAGCTTCATAAATACCGTCAATGATATCGACAAATACATATTCCTTGACACTCCCAACATCCCCCGTTTCACTGGTGGGGTATTCCTCAATCTCTCGGCTTATCTGACCATCTGAATACAGGACAGGTTCGCCTATTTTGTCATCATCCTTCAAACTCTCCACATCAACCGCTTTCGGTTGTGTGCCTTTCATGTCCTGTAAATCCGTTAAATACCTCACTATGTCCTGCAAAAGGTGATCTTTTGGATTATCACGTAAGGCTTCTCTAACTCTATAGATTGTATAAGCAAGTTTTGCGGATTTAGGCTTTATTGGTGATTCACTCATCTGTTTAAGTCCTTCTCTAGTGTGTTGGTGTATAACTTTGTAACCTTCGCACCCTTGAATTCCTTTGATCTTTCAATCAAATATTCCACATAATCCTTTTGATCTGCTGTGAATGCATATTTACACCCGTTTGCTACGCATTCCACTAAATACCCCGCCTCCCTTGCCTCTAGGAGTAGGGCGTAGGATTTGGCGGCTTCTCTCAATATATGCTGTGTTTGTGGATTGCCGTGACCGTGTGCATCAAGTTCAATCGCATTCATTATGTCATCTAGTTTCATTGTTCATCTCACTTGTCTTTTGGCCAATCAATACCAAGAACGCAGTAACCTCTTTCGACCATAAATGTTGACTTGTAGATAACCTCAACAGCAATCGACCTTGCCCCACACTGCAATCGCAACCAATCACCTACCTGATAGTCGCGGTCATCTTTTCTGACCTCAAATCTCTTGCGACCACTTAAAACATTTTCGAAGTATTGTTCTTCGATTTTTATGTTGTGTGTTCTGCTGTATTCAATCATTCTCATATCCTTCCATAATTAACCTTGTTGTCTCTATCCCCAGCCCTATAGCCGTGGCGGTTAAGCCTATCGCTGCTGCGGCTGTGTTGAAGAGAGGGGATATCATTCTTGTTCCTTAATAGTCGTTCATATAAAGGTTTTCTATGTCACACCCGCATTCAATGTCTGATATTGTTTTATTTAACTCTTCATAATCCCTTTGTGCCCGTTCGAATTCACGCTTGCGCTTACTCAAAGCATGTTTAGCAATATCAAGCATGGCTTCACGACTGCGTTTCGCACCCTTCTTTTTGTATATTGTGGCTTTCGTTCTGTTGGCATGGGTCATATCAACGATATCTTTAGGGTTGTAATACTCCTTGTTATCGCGAATGGGTTCTAAGTCATTGAGGTTGCCTTTAAACTCAAGAATAAGCTTTTCTCTAGCTTCCTTTTCAGTCCATGCTTTTTCATGTTCACTTGCGTAGCCCCAGTAACAATCCCGAAGTTTTCCGTTGGTAAACACGGCTTTCTGAGACATGCACCAATAAGCCGTAGACGTATGCTCGGGCATGACCTTCCACCGCCAAAAATATATATCGCCTTCATTCATAATCTTTCCTTTCTGTTTTGGTGGGGGTGGCAGGAATTTTTAGCCCTGCACTTGCACTATGATCTGATACCAGCATAGCTATAGACCCCCTGATTTTATTCACCTCAGCTATTGACGCCTCAGACACGATAGTAACATTTACGTTACTACCCATTGAGTAAGTTTTTGAGGTAACACTAACCTTAACAGACGGGACGTTTTCCTTAATCTCTTTTCTGATTAGCTTCGCTGCTTGTGCTGCCTGATTTGTCATTTTTGTAAATCCTGTGTTTTCTGTTTAACTGATACCTTTATATCACCGTGTTTACACTGTGTAAACACATTTTATTGAAAAAGATCAACCAACCACAAAACAGGCGGCGCGAGGATCAAGGCCAGAATAACCATATTGATAAAATCTATAAATTTAAAAAACATTTCGTTGTCTCCTTTGTTTAACGTGGGGAGACAATATCAAGTAATAGTTAACACAGAGTTAACAGGTTTATTTTTTTGATTTCATGCGATCCGAATACACTCGCGACGCTTCCTCAGCCGTTGTCAGGTCGTTGTAATCGAATCGCTCGTCCTTAATGACCTGATCCGTTTCAACTCTATCGGCGTATCCGTGCTTAGCAAGGACGAGCTTTGTAATGGTCGCGTTAAATCCTCCGGAGAGGCCACCAGAGATGAGTGTTTGTTGTTGAATGTCTTTGAGGACGTCTAATATATGTAAAAAGTCCTCATTTTCTTCTTTCTCAGCCCAGTTGTAAATCGTCTTTTGTGAGACGCAAAACACAGAGGTCGCAAGGCCAACGATGGACGGAATGATATGTCCGTGGTCTTGATAACCTCCGGTCATGTATTCAATCGTCTTAGGGATTGTCTCCTCATTGTACTTGGTAGGTCGCCAAGGGGGACGAGGTGCTTTGTCAGTATCTTCGCTCATGTGTGTCCTCATATTAACGTGGTGTTTACATTATGAGGTGAAAATCGTGGGTCGTCAAACATTGAAAAACATAGTAAACACTGTGTTGTATTTTCATAATCTGTCCCAGTGGTCAGTTTTGTTTTATTTCAGTGACTTAACTATGGTCGCGTGGGACAGGCTGGGACAGCTTGGGACGTTTTATGAAAAATCGTTACGCGCAACTCTTTGTTTTTATTATATTTTATATAAAAGTAGTATAAAAATATACTCTGTCCCAACGTAAAAAGGAAAACTGTATAATTTTTGGGGGGATGGGGGGTTCGTGAAAATGGAGCACCCCCCACCCACTTTTTTAAAAGTCTTGGTCTTTTTTATTTTTTTGTGGGACATTTATAGGTATTGTTTTATTTCAGTGGTTTAATATATATTCGTTTTCCGTAATCTGTCCCAATTATACATAATAAATTAGTGTTGTATTTTCATAACAGGGGGAAATGGGGGAAATCAGTTAAAAAAACGTGTATTTTTCGCGTATTTAAAAACACTGGAAAAAATTATTTTGTTGACACTGTGTTTATATGGTGTTAGCGTTTGTCCCAGTAGGGGGGTCGGCGATTTTCGGATCACCCCCCCCAACAGAAAGGATATGAAATGTTAAAAATTGCAACAATTATGGATTGGCTGACGCTCGGATTTTTCCTCGGAATGTCTGTGCAGTCGATTGTATGGTACGGCGACGAGTGGCTCGCGATTGGATATTTTGCGTTATTCTCGCTCTGGTGTATCAGTGTGACCCTGTATCAAATACTTGAGGCTGTGAAAGGTGATGAGGAATGAAAACACTCTTGATATTTTTGGCATCCGTGACGATGAATTTTCCGTCGGTACAGGATGACCCTGACGAAATTATGTGCATGGCGACGGCCATTTATCACGAGGCCAGAGGCGAGCCGATTATGGGTCAGGTGGCCGTCGGATATGTGATCCTCAATAGAAAGGTGTCGGACAGATATCCGGACACGATTTGCGAGGTGGTATATCAGCCGAATCAGTTTACAGATGTGCATAAGGCGCGACCGAATTACAAGTCGAAAGCATGGGAAACGGCGGCGATGGTTGCGGCTCATGTGTCTGTAGGATTACCGGACAACGAAACGAACGGGGCGACCATGTATCACAATCCGGTAAAAGCGCCCGCCCCGCGCTGGGATTTCGGTAAGCTGGTGCTTGTCGGAGAATTGGAAAACCATAGATTTTATAAGGAGATTTAAATTTTGAATACAGCAGAAATAAGACCCGCAGAGAATGGGTTTATCGTAAAGGTGACGTCAGAGGATGGTGGAGAGACTGAGTATGTATCAAACAGCGTTGAGAGCGCCTTGATATTTGCGGGTCAGGCATTTCCTGACTTTAGTGTAACTGACTTTTTAAACAATGATTTCGAAACATAAGGAGATAGAGCTATGGAAATCACAATACAAAAACAAAAAAACGGCTGGACGATTGACATTGAGGACGGCGAGAGTTTTGGGACTTACGTGTCCGAAAGCACTCAGGGCGTTACTGAGATTATCGGTGGATTTATGGAGAGCCTTGAGCCTCCGGTCGTGTCCGAGGCGAAAATCGACCCTGATAAAATTGTCGGTATTGCTATGACAAATATTGAAAAGGGCGTCGGCGTCTATGCTGTTAATGAGCTGGCGAGTAAGCCGCGCCTGAGGCGTGGGATCGTGATCGAAAGACCGTGCAACGACACGCCGAATTTAAAGTCACGCGTTTACCATGTGTCAAAGGAGGATTTAAAGGCCGCCCTCGTCAATAATGAGCGCATGAGCGAGGATTATGCTGATTCTCAGATATCCGATTTATTGTCCGGAAATATTGAGGCCATAGGCACACGTTACGGCGTTTACAGGTTGGCGAGGTAGTTATGGGGAGCACATTAAAAAGTCAATGGGTTTCTTTTCTTGAGACCTCTATGCCAAAAGACGCAGGGGTCGTCCAGTACACGGAGACAAAGAGGGCGTTTTACGCTGGGGCGATAAGCTGCCTCACCTGTGTCGTTGACGGAGTGAGCGCCGAAACCAGTCCGGAGGATTTCTTTAAGGAAATAAAGGGTAACATGAGAAATATATATCGAGAGCTTGAGGGTTTTTCCGAGGACGTGAAAGGGGGTAAGGCATGAGAAAGCCCCTCATATATTGGTGTACCATGTCATTGTTTAATGGTCTTATGTGGGACGCATTGTCCGACACGCTGTCCGGCTATGACATGGTCAGCGACCTGTTTCGCGTTTTCTCGTGGGTTTTCTTTATGCTGGCCGCAGTGATTTATTTCAACATGCACAGTCAGCACGACGAAACCGTCAGCGAGATCGAGAAAAAGGACAGAATCATAGAAACGGCGAAAGCCCCACTCCTCAGGTTTTCACGGTACACAGCCGGAAAAGACCAGACAAGCGAGGAGTTTGAGGAAACTGGCTGTAATTGTGCCAGATACCACTCGGAGATGGCACTTAAGAAAATAAAAGAGATAGAAAGGAGTACATAAAAAATGTCGGAAAAGACTGTAAAAATTCAAGAGGATACACACGAGGAACTTATCGAGACCGCCGATAAATTCGGGTTTAAGGTCGCGGCCTTTACTGACCTGTGCATAAAATTCGCGTGTGGTCATTTCAGAGAAAAGGGAATCAGTCTTGACCGTGTAAATCTCGGCCTTAATGCCCGATATCGTGAAAAGCTCGTCGAAGATTCGGCGGCGATGGCGAAACGCGGCATTAAGGAGTATTCCGAATGGCTGTCAATGCAGACACCGCAACAACAGGAAATCCTCAAGCATTGCTCTGGAATACACAAACAGGAAGCGATTGACGCGACCGCGAGGAAAAAAATGGAGCAATCACTCGATACAAGTTGACACTGTGTTTACTAAGTGATACCGTTTTTTATCTTTAATTAACCACACAAGGAAACAATACTATGTCAATCGAATATTCAAGGTCTTTCTCTGCGGAGGGTTTTGAGGACGCAGACCACACAATGTCCCTTAACTTTGAGGGTGATGTTTTACGAGTGACGGCGGGATATGACCCAAATAACACCGCCACAATAACGCTCGAACAATTTGACGAAATGGCTCGTCAGGTCGAGGTTTACAGGGAAATGAGACATATAGTTGCAAAATCAGATTTAGGGAGAATCGAGGAATGACAGACCCAAAAAAAACGCGGTGGAATAAAAAGAGGGATGACGTTCTCACGAGCATGATTGAGAGCGGTCACGATATAAAAAAAGTCGCGTTTTCTCTCGGTTGTTCCGTTGAGGCTGTGGAGATAAGGGCTAGAAAACTCGGTGTTTTAAAGTCGAAAAATCCCATAGTGACAGACAGTCGCACGACCCCACAAAACCCGAAATCAAATCGAAAAAAAGCCCTTGAGGATGATTATGAGACGCCCGTTTCAGGTCTTAAGTCAATGGCCGAGCTTGGCGCTCGTGATTGCTGTTTCCCTATTGGAGACCCGAAAAAAGAGGGGTTTGGATTTTGTGGTAAGCGGCGGGAATCACACCGAGTATATTGTGACGAGCATAAAAAGGTCGCATATCGCGGAGTGACGTCGTATGACGATTTTATGATAAAGCCAATCAAGAGAAAATAATGAGCAAAAGATCGAATTTTAAAAGACGCAAAAATGACGCCTATTTTACCCCATACTCTCCGGCCGTCCCCGCGCTATTGCCGTACCTGCCAAAGAAAACGGACTTTATTGAACCATGCGCAGGAAATGGACAGCTTATAGACCACCTCACAAAGCACGGTCACAGGTGTGTCGGGGCGTATGACATTGATCCCCAGCGTCGAGACATTACAAAGGCCGACTCAAGGGTAATAAAAAACCATGAGCATTGCGTGTATATTACCAACCCGCCTTGGACAAGGGAAATACTGCACCCGATGATCGAGAATTTATCAAGCCAGAGGGCGACGTGGTTACTTTTTGACGCTGACTGGAAATACACTATTCAGGAAAAAATGGCCAAAAGAATCGGGTGCAAGACAGTGCCGGAGCTTATGGAATACTGTGCCAAGGTCGTCGCCGTTGGCCGCGTGTCGTGGGAGGAGAACGGCGTATCCGGTAAGGACAACACCGCATGGTATCTGTTTGTCCCGTACAAAACACAAACAATTTTCGAACCCCGCCCGTTATAGTGTTGACAACCCGTCAACACAGTGTAATATAAAAATGCTTGTCACGAATCATAATAATAAGGCTCTAAATGTCACAGGACTATATCACAGAATTTATAGAATTTTTGCAGTCTCACGGCTTTCAGCCTAACGACCAGATTCAAGGTGATGACAAAATACACAGGATCAAGGTCAACGGAGAGCGAAAGGCTGACCTGAGGTATAAGCTCAAGGTTGGCGCGGATCATGCTTTCGGGTGGTTTATATACTCAAAACACGGCGAAACTATAGGCTGGCATTCAAAGACAAAGAAAACAATGACCAAGGCGGAAAGGGAAGCCCTTAACGCAAGAATTGAGGCCGACCGGATAGCAAATGAGCAAGCCCGCGAGAAAGAAATGCTTGAGATTGCGGAGAAGGCTCGCAGACTATGGGCGAGTTATGGTCAGGCCGACCCAGAGCACCCATACCTCAAGAAAAAGGGTATTGAGCCTCTGGCTATAAGACAAAACAACGAAACGCTCGTCGTCCCGATATATGTCAGCGGCCAGTTGTGGAGCTTGCAATATATAGACAAAGACGGAAACAAAAGGTTTTTGTCCGGAGGAAAAACAAAGGGCGGATATGCGACCCTTATATTTAAAAACGATTCCATTGACACCATTGTGATATGTGAGGGGTACGCGACAGGAGTATCTGTCAGAATGGCCACAGGACTTCCCGTTGTTGTCGCGTTCAACGCCGGAAATATTACAGAGGTCGCCAAACACATAAGGGGAAAATTTAAGGAATCGCGGATCATTATAGCGGCGGATAACGACCTCTTTACGATGAAACCTGAGCACCAAAAAGACCACCCGAATTATAAGGATACTGACGGGGCGGCTGACGTGTGGAATGAGTGGCGCGAGGCTGGGTATCTGATAAACGCGGGACTTGAGAAAGCTATCGAAGCGGCGAAAATATGTGACTGTGAGATTTCTGTACCGGAGTTTGAGGATTTATCCGAAAAGCCCACGGACTACAATGACCTCCATAGTAAAGAAGGCCTTGACCGATTAAGAACACAAATTCACCTGACAAAAAAGCCCTCTGAGCTTGAGTCGGTTGATAGGGGCGTCGAGGGGACACCTGAGCAGAGCCAGAGTGACAAGCAACCCCTCGACGTTCCGCCTGATTTTGAAATCCCACCGACTCACATATATGAGGAAGCGTATAAAGAGGAGACGCAGAGGGTCAGGGACTTGTATGACATTGACCAGCAACCGACATATGAGGGCGGCGAGGTTTACTCCCCTCCGGTCGACGAGCAGGATTCACACGCGACGGACTGGGTCGGGAGCTTAGTGACAAACAAAGACGGGAAGCCTATAAGCACAAGCCTAACAAATATAGATTTAATTTTGAGATACCACCCGTCATTTAAAGACCTGTTTTGTTATGACGAGTTTGCTCACCAAAAAACCTTGGTCACATGCCCGCCGTGGGAGAGTGTTGATAAATTTAAGGTCAGGGTCATGACAGACGAGGATATCACAAGGCTCGCGATTGAAATGGAGAAGCGGGCAAACGGTATTAAGCCGTCCCTCACAAATCTTAAAAAAGTGCATGATTCGGTTGTAATGAAGAAACGCAGACACCCAGCGAGGGAGTATTTCTCGCGCCTTGAGTGGGATGGTGTCGAGAGGCTTAAAGACTGGCTGACGGTGTATTGTGGCGCAGATTATGACCATAAGGATTATATTTCCGCCGTCGGTATAAAATGGCTCACTGCGGCGGTCGCTCGTGTGTTTGAGGGTGGGATAAAATTCGACCATATTTTAATTTTCGAGGGGGAGCAGTCCGCTGGTAAATCGACCATGCTGAGGGAGCTTGCGACAATTCGAGGGTGCGAATACTTCATTGACGATATGGAAGTCACAAAGCTAGGAAATGACGAGGAAGTGCCAAAAATGCAGGGCAAACTCATTATTGAGCTGGCCGAGCTTTCCGGCATGAGGAAGCGGGACTCTGACAGCTTGAAACAGGCAATTACAACGCAAAAAGACACGATCATACGAAAGTACGCGAATGAGCCGACAACCTACCCCAGACAATTCGTTCTCGCTGGAACTATCAACCCTAAAGACGGATATTTACGAGACAGCACAGGAAACCGCCGTTTTTGGCCTGTAAAGGTAAATGGAAAAATCGACGTTGCTGGTATCAAGAGGGATAAGGAGCAGCTCTGGTCTGAGGCCGTTCACAGATATAAAAACGGCGAAAAATTATTCCTTGATCCGGAGATCGAGGCGCTCGCGAAGGTGGCGCAGGAGGATAGGCGCTCCGTTGATCCGTGGTTTGCTCGCGTCAAAAAGGTGGCGGGTAATCGTAAAGAGCTTAATGACGAGGATATGGAGGAAATATGGACGTCAATCGGCGTAAAAATAAACAATCGCGACGGATACACAGCCTCAAGATTGACGGACATACTGATACAACTCGGATACGAGTGGAGCAGAAAAAGAGTACACGGAGAGCGTGTCCGACTATGGATAAAAAAGAACCCAGAGAAAAAGCCGGAGGACGAGGGTAAAGAGATAGATTTTTAACCACGAAAGGAAAAGCCATGATAGACCTTGACCAC